CCCCCATGGAAGTTGCCCCGGTACCACCCTCGGCAATCCCCAAGATATTCTTTGACTTCAATAGTGCTTTCGACATGTGTTACTCCTTGGTTTGCCCCTTGCGGGGCAGTAATTAGTTAGAACCAACGGCCCCAAGCGATACAGTCAATTTCAAGCGTGGTGGATACCGATGCAAGAGTAATAACATGCGCTGGTACCCAGGCTGTGAGTGTACGGGTACCTGCAACTAGGCCGGGAAATCCGTACCAGCTATCCATACGCACCGTATAACTCAGTTTGGGCAGCTCGCCAACAAAGGCTTTGAGGTAGTTAACGCCGCTCACCAAAATGGCTGTATCACGCGTGCGCCACATCGGCCCTACTGCAACATCCAAGGCGTATACAGTGGGTGAACGAAAGCGATAGGTGCACACTTGTGTACCGTCTGCAAAGCGGGTGCAGGTACTTCCTGCGCCATCAGTTGTGTATTCGATAATGGAGCCCGTTGGGACACCTCCAGTCTGCGTAACGGTTCCCAGAATGTCAGCAACAGCAGCCGTTTTAAGCCCCAGCCCAGTACGTGCCGTTTCCTGTGTGTTGCCACCGGTACCACCATGAGCAACATCGATAACGTCGGTTTTCTGCACAAACCGGGCATCATCTTCAGCTTTGGTATAGCGATCCGCGAAACCAGCATCAGTACTGGTTTTGTTGGCTTTGGTCAGCAGTAGCGCGTCGTCTTCAGCCTTGGTGTAGTGGTTGGCCACCGAGAACGTGCCGAACGCCATGACTTGGATCAGATCGTTCAGATCGTTGGCCGTCACGAAGGTCACAGAGCTGCCGTCGGTAGCTGTGTAATCGACGGTCTTTTCCAGTTGCACACCGTTGCGCAGCACAATGGTGCCCGTGCCTGCGGTGTACAACAGTGTCAGGCCATTGGCGTCGACACCCGAGAATACAGTCTGCCCAGCCGTGGCCAAGAACTCGTAAACCACCAGAGTCACGTTGTTGGCTTGGATCAGATCGTAAAGCGACTTGCCCTGCTTGGCCGACAGCACTTTAGTGGCGTCGGTGCTGGTCAGGTCATCAACGATGCTGGTTTTGTCGATTTTCAGGTCCAGCGCGTTCTGTTGAGGCGTGCTGACAGGTTTGGCCGAATCCGCTGTGTTATCTACCAGAGGCAAGCCCACATCCGCTTTAACCAGCGTCACGACACCGGTTTTGCCCGCTACCGACGACACGTTCTCAGTGTTGTCGATTTTGTAAAACAGGTCTTGGTCTTTGGCGTAGAACAAGGAATCGCCAATGCCGTAGGTATCGCCTTGCGGGCCAGACACGGTACCGCCAACAGTGACCTTCCACATGGTCGAGTGAGTCGGTGCAGTCGGATACGTACCGCCAGACAAGTCGATAGGCCCACCGTCCTGGATGATTGCCCCGAGAGTGCCCACCGCGGCCATCGCGTCATCGCGGTAACCCAAGGTTTCATCCTTGAGGGCCGTCACGTCAGTCTTCAAACCAGTGATGGTGACGACATCCGCTGCCGTAGCCACCTTGTCCGCTTCCGTAGCAACAGCGTCGGCAGCCGTGGCAACCCGGTCCGCGGCAGTCAGCGCAGCGTTGGCAGTCGAAGTGTTCGCCGCAGTAGTGGCGATGCCTGCTTGCGCAGTGGCTTCATCGACCTGCGCCTGCATATCCACGACGGCACCAGCCGCGAAATCAGCAGAGGCTTGCGCTGCCAGGGCACTACCTGCGGCAGCATCCTCAGAGGCCTGCGCTGCAACTTCGGAGGCCAGGGCAGCCACTTGCGAAGCACTGGCTTGAGCTGCCTTGTCGATAGCCACCAGTTCGCTGGCCTTGGCCGCGTTTTCGCTGAGCTTGGCATTGTCCTCAGAGGTCTTGGCCGCCAGCTCACTCGCGTCGGCTGCTACAGCCGAAGCTTCGGCGCGGTCGGCAGCGTCGGTCGCAGTGACCTTGGCGTCGATGATGATCTGTAAAGCGACCTCATCCCACGGCCGCGACCATGTAGGGGTCGTGACAATCAGGTCTTCCACATGCAGTGTGGTTGCGGACTCAACGACCATGAAGCGGTAGCGCAAACCAGCAGTGCAACCATCATCACCCGGTACCGCGCCGGGATTATTCATAATCAGGTAATACGTGGCGAATCCCGCCATCAATTCGAGGGTTGCCTCGCCTTGAGCGTCAGTGGTGCCGTTAACATCACCCGACACCTGAATACCGTTGTTGAGCGTCTCATCGAAGCTCGGTTTCCGCGTTGTAACGAGAAACGGCGCATCAACTACCGGAGTCCCGTCAGGATGCGAAAATTTGAACAAAACAGCAGTCATTGGCTGTCTCCTATAAAAAACCGCCCGAGTGTGGGCGGTAGGGCGAACTTTATCACTAATGGCGGATTACGTCCGCAAACAGGGCATCAGTTGTACGGAAAGATCAAACCAGCCGTATGAATAATCAAAGCTACCGGATAACGGTCAGTTGGTAGATTGCTGAAGGAAATGCCAGCACTATAGCCAGTCGTGTTAAGACTGCCACTGGTAGTCCCGGCAGAAGCGCCAAACAGGAAAGAGATACCCCCAAACCGCCCATAGGCACCTTCTTGCCCGCCGTACTGAGATGCGTTGAAGAAACCGTTGAAATCGTTGAAGTCGTTGAATATGACCGACCGACTCCAAGGCAAGTAAACAGCGTACTCAACTGCGCTCAATCCGATGTCAACACGCGAAGTTGCACGCTTACGGCGCCAAGGGGACGCTGGACCCAACTCCGGCTCACTTTGTGTGTAGCCACCCGCATAGGTTTCCTTGTAACGCCCAAACTGATCAACACTCCCCGGCCCCGGCGCTTGGTAGGCAGCCACGACGTTCAACGGAGGCTGCAACGAGTTGAATGTGATACGCCCGGTGGTATCCCACGTCTTCAGGAAGGTCGAACCCCCTAAGTTGTCGGCCATCAGGTCGAAGCAGAAGAACTTGGTGGAGGTACCGGCATTGGAATACAGGAACGTCATGGAACCATCCCCATTTATGCGGGTACCGTTCAAGCACCCTGGCCCCGTGATGAAACAGATCGGCGAGATCCAGCCCCACACGGTAAACCCATGCAAAGTGTCAGTGTGCGTCGGATCGTAGTGAACCTGCACCGGCGACCAATTAGCCCCGTTATTCGGGTCTTGGTTGTTGTTCAGGTACTCACGACGTATCCATGATTCGAGATAAACCATGTACCCGGACTTGATCAAGCCATAGCTGATCAAGTTGGTGTCAAACAGCAGCTCCCCGGTGTCTTTGTAAACCAGCAGATTGGACATCAGTAATACCCGTAGAAAATGCGGCAGTTCGCCGAAAAGTAGCCCCAGCCGTTGGTAGCGTAGGAGTAGGCCCATGACAGCACACCACCGGAAAGGGTCACCCCGGGGCGTTTACCTTTCTCGTTCTGCATGTCCTGCAAGGGCACCACAATAAAGAACTGAGTCTTGCCCCCGGGCGGTCCCGGGATGCCGATAGCCCCATTGCCACCCCCGGTATCCACATACCCCTGCATCTGGCTGATATGCATGGTCATATCAACAGTCAGGCGCCCGGCGCTATCCCACGTCTGTAAACCAGCCATATTAGATACTCAACGCAAAGGCCATGACACCGTTGGAGTGATACCCGTAAACGCCGCTGCTTTGAATCAGCAAGCGCCCGGCACCACCACGACCGTTGATTTGGAAGTCACCGTTGGCAGCCAACGACCAACCGGTGGAGGCATTTACATAGTTGTTCGATTGCGCTGCCCGCACCACCAAAGTGTCCACTTCAATGTACTGTGCCTTCACCTTGCCATTGGCCACAACGAAGCTGCCTGATTCATCACGCAGCTTGCTGAAGGTCAGCTTGTTGATCGCAGCATCGTCGATGTACACCACATCGTTCTGAACAATGAAAGGCTTGCGCTTGTTGGCGCCAGTGCGACCGATCCAGAAGCGATCCACGTCAAAGCCGGCCTCCACCTCGGTACCATCGTTATAGATACCGAAGCCGCCAATTAAACCGTTCACGTTGACTTTTGCCGTGTACAGGGCACCGATGGACACAACCTTGCCATCTACCACGTCAATCTTGGTTTCCAGCGTTTGGGAGACTTGAGCCAAGTCTTCACCGAACTGGGTTTCCAAAGTGGTGATTTGCTGCGCGAGTGCTTGCACATCGTCCACAACAGCTGTGATTTGGGTCTGTACCGCAGCAATGTTGCCGTTCACCTCAGCCCACAGCGTGTTCACCGTCGAGACGAACGCCTCGTTCGAAGAGGTACGCGCAAGAACCTCAGTTTGCAGAAGTGCGCGAGTCTCGTCGGAATACGCACCCACCACAGTGATTTGTGCTGCAAGTGCATCATCTTCGCCTTGGCGATCCAATTGCTCCTGCGTGATGTTCAGGTGGTTCAATTCGATGCGGGCGATCTCAGATTTCAACGAAACTGCCAGAACGCCAGCGTCAATCTTCCCGGTCAGCTCTTCGATCATCTCTTCGATGCGAGGCTTAGCAGTTGCCCAGGCCGGTCCGATTAATCGTGAAGGTGTGCCGTAAACGGAGTGAACGATGATCCAGTAGTAGAACTGGGTCACAACACCGTATTCGATGCGGTCGTAGAAGAAATTGCCGGACGCTGCTGCAACATGCACCGCTGCACCGTTGAAGTCAGCCGAAAGACCACGATAGATCGTGGTGTAGGCTACAGCTTCAGGAAAGGTGTCAGGCCACGTCCAAGTCAGGTCAATACCGCCAAATGCAGGCACTGCATGCAGCAATAGGTCAGATGTGTTCGGATCTCCGGGCTTTGGGCCACCCCAACCCCCGGTACCACAAACATAGTCACCGGATGCGGTGATGGAACAAACTTCGCTCATAAAGCCCCCTTAACATAAGTTGGCCGATTCTACACCCCTTTTCCCTAGCAAACACCAGTCGTCGTCGCGCCCGAGCTGGGAGCGCAGCGAGCAGCGACAGGATGCGAAAGACGACGGGGGTTTGCGACACTTGACGTACGTCTATTCCCCAAACTACTATCGCGGCCGGTCAGCAGCAGAATCCATCACTTATAATTGGTTAAAAAGTGCTCAAGACCAAAAACCTCCATTCCTCTGGGGGTTTTTCTTTGTTTGTATGTTTTTTGTTCAATTCTCTGGTCACTCCACACCTACGCTCTCGTGCGGCAGTCCGCGCGCCGCTGCGCGTCGTGCTCCCTTGCACTTCGCTCGGCGTGTCGTGCCCGGGTGGGGTTTGGTGGGGGTGAGGTGACGTTGCTCCCTCCGGGAGCCTTTGCGATTGCTGAGGCAAATCGGGGAGGTGAGTCCCCTCTTATATACATGGGTCCGTTTCGATCGATCAAAAATTAACCAAGGAAGGCCGATGTATATCCAAACCCGGTACCCGAATCTGGCTGCATCTTTAGGGACGTCTCGGACGGACCGAGTGAACATGGCAATACGACCAAAGTACATTCCAAGCACCAACCGTGTGCGGACGTTGCATAACCCTCACCAGCAGCGCTGTGCGTACTTCCTACGCCTCAGCGACAACAAGTTGATAGAAGACATCGTCGTTGGTGTGTGCACCCTGGATCACGGCTCAGGGGGCAACCTGTCCCCGACCCGTCTGTTTGCGGTCATGTCTTATATGGAGTCCATCTCCAGTGAGCACATCGCTGACGTGCTGAATCTGTCAGACCGGCAAGCTCGCCGTTACATGGCAGCCGTAAAGCTGATAATCATCCGCTTGACCCAGCATTTGAAACCTCGTGTTCTCATTCGCCGGGAACCAACGCTTGCGGAGCTGCGTCAGCGACTTAAAAACCAAACCCAACAGGAGTGCGCATGATTGCCCCATTAAAGAACATTCGCGACACAGATGGTAACGAACTGCACGAAGATCACATCTACCGCGTCAACAACGATGGTGGACTGGTAAATTACGGGCTTTTTGCCGCTAAGGCCCGACAAGGCGATACCGAAGCTGAGCAACTGGCCAAGGACTTCCCAGCTTACTGGAAACCTCTGCCGGAGCACTGGCGGGCCATCGACACCTATCGGGTGGATGATCTATTCCCATTGCCATCCTCGCGCCTGTACCACGCACGCAAGAAGCTTCTGGTGCCTGGCTGTCGCACTGGTGGCAAATCCGTCTACCACGACCTCAAAGAAGCCCACCGCACCCTCGGGGCGTGGCTGGCCGAACAACCGGAGCATCAAGCATGAAATTCACCAACAACACTGGTTTGTCGCTCTTCGCGCAGGTTTACCTCGCGCATGAGACGTATGACCGGGAAGAAGCCGGCCTGTCGGTCACCACACTGCTGAAACCAGTGAAGCAAGTGATCCTGGCCCGCCGTGTACCGCCTGGGATGCTGTCTCAGGACGTTGCCGACATGATCCCGAGCAGTAACGGCACCGCGATCCATGACGCCTTCGAGGCAGCGTGGAAGTCGCCCAAGCTGGTTGATACCTTGATTGCCCTGGGTAACCCACCCGGCGTAGCGCGCAAGGTCCGGGTTAACCCGACCGCGGAAGAAGTTGCAGCCGGTGGCATCATTCCGGTCTACACCGAGATCCGTAGCAAGAAGGACGTGCTCGGTATCACCGTATCCGGGAAGTTTGACTTCATCGGTGACGGTGCCGTCGAGGATTTGAAGAATACGTCGGTATGGAAGTACCTCAACGCAGACTTCGAGAATTACGTCCTACAAGGCAGTATGTACCGCTGGCTCAACCCAGAATTGGTAACGAAAGACTGGATGAACCTCACCTTCCAGTTCACCGACTGGAATGGCCGGGATCGCAACATGAACCCGGACAATTACCCACCGGCGCGCATGCATACGCGCAAGCTGCAGCTCCTGTCGCTCGAAGAGACGCAAGTCTACGTCGAAGGCAAGGTTCAGCAGCTCATTGACCTTGAGCATGCGCCGGAAGAAGATATGCCCCCCTGTTCCGACAAGGATCTGTGGAGAAAGCCGGACACCTATCGTTATTTCGCCAAACCGGAGAAAGCACACGAACCCGGTGCCCGATCTACCAAAAACTTTGACAACAAAGCCGATGCTGATCTTCTTGTCGCCACAAAGGGTGGCGTCGTAGTCACCAAACGCGGCGGTGTCACAGGATGCAAATATTGCGCGGGATTCCTCGCATGCAAACAGAAAGACGCACTCATTGCGTGCGGCGATCTGGTCCTGTAGCCAAACACGGAGAAATCAATGAAAGCTGTCGAAGACATGTCGTATAACCCCGAAGTGGAGGACGTGGTGCGCATTCTGTGTGAAAAGACGCAGAGTTCGAACCATTTGTTCTTCCGCGTGTTGACGACGTTCCACCTGTGCATGATTGCATCACAGATGCGGGTATTGATCCGCACCCATGATCGGGGTGACATCCCGGTCAACATGTACGCGCTGAACCTCGCCACATCCGGTGCCGGTAAAGGCTTCTCGACGAACATTCTGGAAAAGGAAATCACCAACCAATTCCGTACCCGTTTCCTCGAAAACTTCCCGTTCACTGCTGAACCGCATCTCGAAAAGCTGGCGCTGCGTCGCTCGTCACGGGATTCGACGGAATACGACTTCGAGCTGGAGAAAATCAAGAAGGAGTTCGCCTCCCTTGGCCCTCTGGTTTATAGCTTCGACTCCGGTACCCCGGCTGCGGTAAAGCAGATGCGTCACAAGCTGTTGCTCGCAGATGCGGGCGCAGTCAACCTGATCATCGACGAAATCGGTTCCAACCTGTCGTCCAGTTCCGAAGTGCTCACAACACTGCTGGAATTGTTCGATATGGGCGGCATTCGTCAGAAGATCACCAAAGTGACTGCCGAGAACGTCCGTCACGAGGAAATCGACGGCAACACGCCGACGAACCTCATGATGTTCGGCACACCGTCGAAATTGCTCGATGGTGGCAAGACGGAAGACGAGCTGATTTCATTGCTCGATACCGGCTACGCTCGCCGCTGTTTCTTCAGTTATGGTAAAGAAAGCACCCGCGATCTGACCCTGTCGGCTGAAGAAATCTACGACCGCATGACGAACAAGGTTTCGTCCACGTTCGTGGAAAACTTCAGCGAAAAACTGGGTTACTTGGCCGATTCGCACAACATGAACACTGTGTTGACCATGACCAAGGAAACCAGCTTGCTGGTGATCCAGTACAAGATCGACTGCGAGCGTTTGGCTGATGCCCTGCCCGAACACGAAGAACAACGCAAAGCGGAAATCTCTCACCGATATTTCAAAGCCCTGAAGGCTGCTGGTGCCTATGCATTCATCGACGGCTCCCCGGAGCTGACGGAGACGCATTTCTACCAAGCAGTTCGACTGGCTGAAGAAAGCGGTAAGGCCTTCGAGCTTCTGCTGTCTCGTGAACGCCCATACGTAAAGCTGGCGAACTATCTGGGCAACTGTGGCACGGAAGTGACCGAGCCGGACCTGATGCAAGACTTGCCCTATTACAAGGGCAGTCAGGCATCGCGGGCCGACATGGTCAAGATGGCAATCGCCTGGGGCTACAAGAACAACGTCATCATCAAGAAAGCTTTCACCGACGGGATTGAGTTCCTGCGCGGCGAGAAGCTGAAGGTCACTGACCTGACCAAGATGGTGGTGTCGTATGCCCGTGGCGGTGCCGGTGAACACCCGGCGCATGGTTACGCAAACAAGACTGCCCCATGGACTCAACTGGAACGTCTTGTCACAGGAACTGACCTGCACTGGCTTAATCACCATGTTCACGGTGGCCATCGTACCGAGGATACCTGTATCCCCGGCTTCAACATGATCGTGTTGGATATCGACGGGACGATGAACTTGTCCACGGCGAAGATGCTGATGAAAGATTATTCGGCGATCTACTACACGACCAAGCGTCACACCGACGATGCAAACCGGTTCCGCATTGTTCTTCCGACGAACTACGTCCTGCAAATGGACGCGAAGGAATACAAGGAATTCATGAAGAACGTGCTGGAATCCCTGCCGTTCGAAGTGGATGAGTCCTGTACTCACCGGAGCAAGAAGTGGATGTCGCATGGCGCTCACTTCGAGCAAACCGAGGGCGAGCTGTTTGATGTCCTGCCCTTCATCCCGAAAACCAGTAAAAACGAAGAACGTCTTCAGCGGCTGGGTTCCCAGCAGCAAATGGACAATCTCGAGCGCTGGATCATCAACAACACGGGTGACGGCAACCGTAATGTCATGCTGCACCGCTATGCCCGTTTGTTGATCGAAGCCGGGAAGAACTGGGCGGAGATCAAGGACTGCGTCACATCGCTCAACGATAAGTTGGCCGACAAGCTGTCCGAAGCCGAGATTCTTGGCTCTATCATGGTCACTGTCGGCAAAGAGCTGGCAGCCCGCCCTTAACCTTCACACTGGCCCCGTCCCGGGGCTTTTGTGATCTCATTCAGGAGTATTCCTATGAACGAACATTTGGCGCTCATTTGCGGCAAGTCGGGCAGCGGCAAGTCTGCTTCCCTGCGCAATCTGCGCGATCCAGAGTCGGTTCTGTATTTGAACTGTGAAGCGGGCAAGCGACTGCCTTTCCCGGCGAAGTTCACCCAAAAGACGGTGACCAACCCAAACCAAGTGAAAGAAGCTTTCGCGTGGGCTGAGAAGCAGGACCACATCAAGGTCATCATCGTTGACACCTTGACCTTCTGGCTTGATATGTACATCAGCCAGTACGTTCGCACCGCCGTTGACGGCCGTGCCGCGTGGGGCAACTTCGCTGAATTCTTCCGCTCGACCATGCAGGTCGATGTTGCCAAGTCCACCAAGAAGGTCATCTTCCTGGCTCACGTCCTCGACGTGTACAACGAAACTGCCATGGTCATGGAAACCGCGATCCCGGTCGCCGGCTCCCTGAAGAACCAAGGCATCGAAGCCTACTTCTCCATGGTGCTGATGTGCCAGAAGATCAAGCTGGACGACCTCACCGAAGAGAACGACCTGCTGAAAATCACCGACCGCGAGAAAGTCGTCGGCTTCAAACACGTCTTCCAGACTCAGGTCACCAAGGACACGATCAACACCCGTATCCGTGGCCCGATGATGCTCTGGGGCGACAACGAAACGTTTATCGACAACGACATCCAGATGGTCATCGACCGTCTCGATTCCTACTATAACTGAGTAACTGTGGCCCCCTCCGTGGGCTGTTGTGAATTTCTCTTCTCATAATTTTGGAGCAACACCATGAGCCTTAACCCTTTTGCCAACACCGCTAACACCACTAACGAATCTATCGAAACCGACAGCGACCGCTTGGGCGGCAGCTTCATCTGGGATTCGGCTGCCGTACTGGTCACCATCCTGTCTGCTTATGCAGGCAAGTCCAAAGGTGGCGCTGGTTCCATGAACCTCGAAGTTCAAGGCCCGGACGGTCGCAAGTTCAAGTTCACCGAGTGGGTCACCTCGGGCGATGCCAAAGGCAACAAGCCGTACTACGAAAAAGACGGCAAAAAGTCCTACCTGCCTGGCTTCAACAACATGAACGCCATCGCAATGTTCTGCGCTAAGAAAGAGCTGAATGCTCTGACTTTCGAAACCAAAATCGTCAAGCTGCGCAACTTCGACACCAAGACCGACGTTCCGACTGAAGTGCCGATGGCCACCGAGCTGTTGGGCAAGCAATTCATCCTGGGCGTCGTCAAGGTCGAAGAGAACAAGACCAAAAAGGTCAGTGTGAACGGCAAAGACGAATACCTGCCAGTTTGCGATGCTACCGGCGCACCGATCACTCGCTTCACCAACGAAGTCAGCAAGATCTTCTACGCTGACAACAAGTGCACCATTGCTGAGCTGCGCGAAGCCAAGCAGAAAGGCATCACTCCAGTTGCTGACTTCTACCCGAAATGGGTCGAAGCCAACGAAGGCAAGGTCGTCAACAAAGTCAAATCCGACAAGTTGGTGCCTGAAGGTGGCGGTGCTGGTCCTGCTGGTACCCCGACCGACGCTTCCGGCGCCGAAGTCGATTCGCTGTTCGACTGAACACCACCATGGGTCGGGTAACCGGCCCCTTTTAGGAGCTGTCCATGTCTACACCCGCTGAACAAGCGCTGGAATCCGTGATTCAAGCCAAAGGCCTGACTACCGCCCCACGCGTCACCCCGGCCATGATTGATGGCATGGTGAAAGAAACCGAACTGATCAAGGTCGGCGATTCCATCATGTTCTGCATCCTCACTCTGCATAACGGCCTGAAGGTCGTTGGCAAGAACCTCGGCAGCGTCTCCCCGGAGAACTATGACGAAGGTTTGGCGAAGCAGCTCAGCCATCGTGATGCGCGTGACCAATTGTGGCCGCTGGCCGGCTTTATGCTGGCTGAAGACATCCACCGCGGTAATCGCCCACTGACTCAGGAACAGCGTGAGCTTCCTGACCATGTGCAGCGTGTTATCACCGAGATGTATCAGGTTGCCGCTCGTCTGATGGGTCTTTCCGAATTCCTTGTGAAGTTGGATGCTGGTGTCCTCGATTCACTCAATATGTCGGTGGACGAGATCGCTGACCTGCGTGAGCAACATGGCTTGATGAAAGACTATGTTGCCGTGCTTCAGCGTCGCCTTTCACGCGCTGGCGTGTAATGGCTCGCCTCAGTATCGCGGGCATGGACCCATCCTCGCGTAACTGGGGAATTGCCGGGGGATCGATCGATATCGACACCGGAGTGCTGACCATCAAATCCCTGCGGGTTGTGCGTAGCAATCCACCCGAGGGCAAACAGGTCCGCCAGAACTCCAAAGACTTGAGCACGGCAAACCAGCTATATGAGGGCGTGATGCCTTTCCTGGCTGCGAACTTGATCTTCGCCGAGATTCCGCAAGGCAGTCAAAGCGCCCGAGCCTCTCTCTGTTCTGGGATCTGTATTGGAATACTGGGAAGCCTCCGCGCCTCCGCGCAATTCATTGAAGTAACGCCCAACGAGGTCAAGCTTGCCGCTCATGGCAGCCGCACGGCTACCAAGAAGCAAATGATCGACTGGGCAGTGAAGCAACACCCGGAAGCGCCTTGGCCGCGCAAGTCCAATGGCGACATCCACTTGGGTGACGCTGAGCACATGGCTGATGCCGTGGGCGCGATCTATGCTGGTTTATTGACGAATCAGTACAAACAACTCATTCAATTCCATAAAGGAACGCAAACATGCAACTGACTCTGACTCACAACGACGTTACCAAAGCACTGTGCGCTTACCTGCAAGCTCAAGGCATGACCGCGTTCGATCCGAACGTTGTTACCGCCGAGTTCGCTTTCAAGCGTGGCACCAAAGAACTGACCTGCGTACTGGACACCGAAGCACCGGTTGTGGTGGTGGCTGATGCCCCAAAGCAATCCGCCGTGACCCCGACCGAAGCTGGCTCTGCCTCGGTTGCACCGACCCCGGCCACTGCACCAGTCGAGGCTGCCGCCGAAACTGCGCCGGCTGAAGTGCCGGAGCTGGAAACCGCTGGCGGTGGCGATGACGACAACCTGTTCGACTGATCCTGCACGCCCCAGGTAACTGGGGCAAACCAGAGGTAGAACATGTATCAGCACCCGTCACAAGACCCGAGTGCCCGCAAGCGCCATTGGTACCTTGCGGTGTGGTCTGTCCCTCAGGTCGGCTCTTATATGCCGGCCAGTGCGTACGTCTGGTCCGACAAGCGCAGCCTCACCATCCCTCAACTGACCGCGGCTAAAGAGCAGCGCAAGTTGGGGGAAGGGGCTGTGTTGGTCAATGTCGCCTATGTAGGCTTCATGACCCAGTACGAACTGACCGGCACTTCACCGGAGCCGGTACCGTCGGCGACAACCGCAGCTTACAACCTTGGTTTGGAACAGGCACTTGCCCACCCGAACCCGTCACAACTGGTCAACGCCTTTAATATAGGTGACGACTTCAATCGCACAGAATGGGAAGCGGGCGTAGCCCGTGCCCAAGACATGCGCACCAGAATTGATGCAGCCCCGCCCCGGCTTTTAGCCGAACGGGATGCTTTCATAAGGAATGAATGATGTTCGGTAAATTCGCTGGCAAGCTGTTCCGTGGGGCCAAGAAAGTTGAAAACCGTGACCTGATGGAAGCCATCGTTGGCGGTGGCCTGCTGGTCGCCGCTGCTGATGGTGACATCGAGAAGGACGAGCTGAACAAGCTCGAAAAGCTCATCTCGGGTAACGAAAACCTGAAGCACTTCGGTGCCGAAATCGGCAAGACCATTCGTCGTTTCAGCGATCTGCTGGATGGCGACTTCTTGGTCGGCCGTAGCAAAATCCTGCGTGAGCTGCGCGACATCCAGGGCAACGATGAACACGTTGAAGACGTGGTCCTCAACATCCTGGCCATCGCGAAGTCGGACGGTGAAATCGAGCCGGCCGAGCGCAAGGTGATCGAAGAAGTGGCGCGTGAGCTGGGCTATCGCCTGAGCGAAGAGCACTTCGAAATCCGCAAAGGCGCCTAAGTGCGCAACGGAAAAGTCGTACTGCCCATCCTTATTCTGGTGCTCGTTATCGTGGCCATCGGCTACGGGATCGGCTGGAGCAAGTGTGAGTGGTACGGCTACCAAACTGAGCGCAATGTGCGCTTCAGCGGCTCAATCGGCTGCATGGTGAAAACCAGCAACGGTTGGGCTCCTAGAAGCGAGATGCGTTCGGAACTGGACTAAACCAGTATAAAAAATACAGGAGGGGACTGTGTCATTCGGACTCCTGTAAATAAAGAACGAATAATGCTGTGATCGGTACTGAACAGCAAAACCAACTGAAGTTGGCGAGTAATACTCAGCATTTATGCTGTGTCATGCTTGAAAAACAACGAGCCGTATTTATGGCACCTCTTCTGGACACAGAAACGCTGTTAGCTACAGCAGGTGCAGAAACAATGCTGAGGTGCCTCTTAAACCCTGACCCCGGGCAGGGGCTGCTGACCCGACTGGCATATAGTCGGTATGTCTGTTCGAACATAAGATCGAACCCAATATCCCTCTGTAACTGTGATGTGCTTGCACATGGCAAGTGTAGAGGTGGTATTGGGGAGCAATTTGCCAGATCGGGTGCCGAGGGCACGAAGCTATCGATATGGCGCAGCACTGTAGGCAAATTGCTCCCCAATGCCTCCTAGGGCATTGTTAACTGACAAATCAGGAAACATGGGGCGAGTAAGCCCCAAGTATTCATCTATTGAAATGTGGTACGCGAGCGAGCAAGTTAGCCGCAATTGCGTTCCCCTTACCGCTGATGGGAAGGGGTTATCGAAGCACAGCACAACATACCGAACGCCGAAGTCCGGTATGCACAAACGAGCAAGTTTGTGACTAATAACCTATAAACTTGAAAGTTGGTAACTTTCCCGGAACATTATCCCCGCAAGCTGACTCTTCGGAGAGGTTTGCACTTGGATGGTGTTCTGGTGGTACATCTGCCACTCTGAATGAGTGTTGCCATGGGAAGCGACGGCAGATGTACTTCCAGAACACCCACCAACAGAAGGAATGCAATATGTGCCAAATCTGCGACGAAGCTCTGCTTGCACACGCCCAAGCGGCGAATATGCTGGCAAGTGCTGCAAAGATGCTTTATGGCATCAATCAAAGCGCTGAAGCCTCGACTCTAGCAAAAGCTGCTGCAAAACTGTTCGAAGAACCGAAAGTGTCCGGTCAGGCTGGCAATGCTGGCCACGCTTCGCCGGGTGAATCTAAAGGTGCGCCAGAAGACGTGAAACCCCAGGCTGCTACAGCTACCGGGAATCAACCTAAAGGTTGGCACATTGACCCGGCCACCGGCACTTTGTACCTCGACGACCTCCCCCTCGGGCGAGCCGTGATGATCAAATCCCCAGTACGGCATTGATCCGGGCAGCACGGCTGATTCTGGGAATATTTTTCGGGATCGGCGCGCTGCTCGCCCTGATCACGACATTCGTGGTGTTTGGGTACGTGTTCAAGATCATTGCCTTCTTGGGGGCATTGCTCTGCGTACTTGTCTTCATTGTCTTTCTGGTTTGGGCAGCGATCAAAGAGTTCGTGTTCGACGCAAAGAAAAAGCCCCCAAACTAGGGGGCTTTTTTATTTCAGAGCAGTTTGATTGCCGGAAGCTCTTTCAACGAGCCAAGGTAACCAAGTGCCCCATCTTGCAGCGGATTGTTGCCGATCTTGTTCGTCCAGCTCGAATCCAGCACCGACTGCAAACCAGACAGGTAATGCTCCAGCGCCACCAGAATCAGGCCACGTGCAGGACGCTCTTTCACCAAACGCATGATTACCTTCTGAATCCGTAGGTAATACTTGGTGAACATCACAATACCCATATCGTTGAGATATTGCAGGGTACGGTGCGAAGGCAGGTCGTAGTTTACGAAACTGTCCTCGGCGAGACGCAATGCATCAGCTTTGCTCAGCGGATCTTTCCGGCGAGTCGTTGCGTGCTCATAGAGCGCATAACGAGACACCAAGTCGGACAACTGGGTCGATTGGCTCAGGAACTTGTAGGTTGCAGTGTCATGCGTCATGTAGACCTGACGACCGACCGCACGCATCCAGGCTGGCACCTTAGAAGTGAACCGTTCCACCTTGTGCTCCAAGTGAGCCTTGTAGGTGTAGCGATTATCGTCAACTTCAACGTCTTCTACGATTGTCGGCATAAGTCCGGCATCAATCAGCGGTTTGATCGGGTTACGCGCCAAACGATCCCGCAATTCCACCATTTCCACCTCAGCCGCTTCAGTATCCGCTAAGTAGCCGATCTCAACCGATTGCTGCAACTGCATCAGGCGTTTCGAATCCTTACGGTAGTCGATAGCCCCTTTGATTGCGATTGCGTGCGAAGAGATCGCCTTCTGCAACGGAACCCCTTCCCAAGCGAGCAATGTCATGTTGGACATGATGTTGCCGGCCAAAGTCATCACGTTTTTCACAACGAGGATGTCCTTCATCTCTTTGACCAGTGCTTGCATGATGTCTTCGGCTTGCCCGACGCGCAGTGCAGCTTTCTCACCGAACATGGCGGAAGTGATCCCTACAAGGGTCTTTTCCATCAAGTTACGGTCAGTCGGCAGCGCAGCGAACGCATTGGTCAAACTGAACTTACGGTAGCCAAAAATCAGATCGATTTGGTCAGCCGGCACATACATCGCGTCTTCTTTCCACACCTTCTTGATTTCACGCTTGGTGCTTTCTGGCAGCAGGCGGTATGCCTCAGCCAGCGTTGCATCATTGCTATCCGCAGCCACACGCAAGTACGAAGCTGGGCGCGACGTGTAGTCCGCACGGTACTGGTCGTACATCGACCGCACCACATCCGCGTTCTGCGCAGCAGACGACACCTTGTCCGCAATCTGACCGGCCATGACTCCCATCACCTGATCCATCGAATTATCGCGGTCCAACAGGACATCGCGATTGTGTTCGACCATCAGGTGACGGTAGTCAGCTATGCGACCGTCAGGCGCCAGGGTGGGGGCCATGTGCCCTGCTTGGGCATTGCGCGGGTCGTAATTCGAACCACGGTTGAACAAGTCAGCGATTGCCCCGGCTTTGGCCGCTGCAATCTGCTGGCGTACGGCAGCCGACGTGGTCTGCGTGCCCTGCATCATGTTCAGCGCTTCAGTGACCGGGCTCGACCCTTTGGCGTTCATTCCGGTGAACGACATGGCGCCGGTCAACAGGGCGTTCTGGCCAGAGCCCCTACGGGTCATCAGGACACGCGAACCGCCTTGCAGCGCCTTCACGTTCGGGTCCATCTGCAGACGGGTGCCTACGGTGTACCCAGCGCGCTGGTGAGCTTCCACGTCACGTTGATCGACCAGCAACACTTCGATCTTGTTGTCATGGATCTCGGCCACATAACCGGTCTGTTGCAGCGCTTCGGTACCAGCGAACAGCTCCTTGGTCGCCTTGGTTTGCAGACCTGTGTGCAGCTTCAGCATGAACTCGACACCGTTGCCACCGTCTTGACGGTTCATCTCGGTACGCAGCACTTGCTTCGCATTGTTCAGGTCGACATCACCGGAGTAAGCCAGTGCATACACACCCACCAACTGCTCCAGCAACGGCGTCAAACCAGCAATAAGATGAGCATCCTGCCCAGCTTTTTTGGTGCCGTACATGGCCGCGATGTTGCCGGTCGACAGCATCAGGTTGGCCGAGGTCGAACCACCAATCACCTTGTGGTGCGCCAAGTCCTTGGTCTGGCTGATCATGTACCGGGCATTGCCCGACATCGCCGTGACCTGAGCTTCCAGATCGGCGCGGTACGCAGCCATTTGCGCCGGATCTTCCATCAGATCGCGAAGCCCGGACACACCTTTTACCTCGGCGATGGCCTGAGCGTTGGTACGCAAGAACACCTTGGTCAGTGCATCGCGCTGGTCCTGGGTCAGATCCTGCCCTTGGTTGGCGAAAGCCTCGTTCACAGCCTGAGCCGTGTTCTCGATTACCGCTTTACGCTCTTGCTCGATGGCCTTGGCGCCTTTGAACAGCTCAGCCGCCAGACGACGGGAGTCGTAGACACCACGCCACTCGCTGAGCAGACCGGTAGCCAAGCCCTGCCGGCTTTTCATGTAATGGTCGCGGGTGGTGTTGATGTGCTCCAGCACGTCATCCAGACGGTCGCCAGCCAGTGTCGAGATCGCTGCACCCACAAACGGAACGCCCGGGATACGGGAGTTGCGGAAGAATTTCGACTGCCCGAAAGCATCCGCTTTCTCGCGCACGGTTTCACCCGCTGCCGTCAGCACCGTCTCGATCTGGTCGAGCGAGCCCAGCTTGTCTTGGCCCATGCGTGCTTTACGCTTGGCTTCGATATCCACCAGGTCTTCGACCAGGGTACGCAGTGCCTGATTGCCCGCCATGCCCGGGGTGACCTTGGTCATCAACGAGGACAGGCGTTGCATCAGACGACGGAACAGCTCGGTCAGGCGGCTGGCCCACGGCAGTTCCTTCAGTGGGGTTTCCAGATTCGCCGTAGAGAACGCCAGTACGTTGCGTACTTCAGCCGAGGCCAGACCCAACGCTGCAAAGCGCGATAGGTAAGCATTCTTGCCGGTGATGCCCGCTTGCGGACGGAACACGAAGTCCCATTTCGCTTTGGCGATATCCTTCTCATTCTGGCTTGCGGTAGCCCAGATTCCCTTGTGGAAGTTGCGGCCATCTTTGTTCAGGGTCGCTCGTGCTTCCTTGAACAAATCTTCCAGCGCTTGGCGCACGAACAGCGTGTCTTTGTGCTCCATGGCAAAGGCCACGGTGGCTTCGACCGATTCCAGTACAAATGCTTCCTGTTGCGACAGGATAAAGGCATTGGCCGTTGCTTCCGAACTGAATGGCAGCTTGCCGGTGTTCACAGCCTTCAGGAATACATCCAGCGGAGTCAGCGCACGGTTTGCCGACGCTTGCTCCTTAAATGCACCGTAAGGGCCATAGACTGGGTCAACTGTCTCAGCCAGCAGGTTCTTCAGGTACTCAACGTGGCGAACATCCGTTTGCACACCCGATACCGAAGCCAGTGCGTCAAACACTTGCTCGGCCGTCATGGCATTGAGGTGATCGACCGCATCTTCGTACTTGTGCGTCTTGGTTGCACGGGCATCGCGTACAGCGGCAGCTTCTTGAAACAGACCGGCAGCATTCGCTACCAAGTTGGCCATACCGTTGTTTGCCGACACTTTATTGTCGCCGAACAGCAGAGTGGTCAGCTTGCTGATGAAAGTCTTCAGACCGTCGAGGAAGCTGCGGTTACGCTGCTCTACTTGGACTTGGGACAGCACATCGCGCTGGAATGCCTTGTTGGTCAGGCCCCAGGCCAGCAACTCATGCACATTAGAGGCGGCATTGCGGAAGCGTGCCGACATCTCACCGTTGTTGGCGATGAACTCGTCAGCGATCTGCCGCAGGCTTTCCAGATCAGCCACTGCACGACCGGCGACCGTATTGGCGCCATCATGCTGATCAACCAAGTTGGCCAGGGCAGCGTGTACCAGTTCGTGGGTCAACAGCTCCGGAGTGATACCCGATTCAACGAATTCAGGCGATTTGATGAACAATGCCTCGGTGCCGTTACGCTGTGCGTACCAACCACGGGATTTGTCCACACCTTCACCGAATGCACCTTCAGGACCAGTCTCGGCGGTGATGTAGTTCACACGCACGCCAGCAGGGATACCTTTCTTGGCCATTTGCAGCACAGTGCGCTGGAACGGGTCTTGGCTGTAGGCAACCAGCGAATCAATCAGGTTGTGCGCCGACAGGTTGTTACCCGACAGCAGTTCCACCAGATTCACGTCAGATTGCACCACAGGGGTACCCAACTGGCCCCATACCGACAGCTTCTCTTCAGACGCAGTGTTTACGGCGTTGATCACCTCGGCGGCTTGATGCTCAGGCAGAATCTGCACAGCATCGCCCAGAGTACGGTTACCCGAAACCATGGAAGCAATGACCTGCTCAACTGCACTGGTTTGCTCAAGCGAAGCCAGAGTGTTAAGGGAAGTAGCCGGCGCCAGCGTAGTTACCGAAGAGTTGGCCAGCACAGCGCGTTGACCCGGCTGATACACAGCAGAATCGACAGCCGCAGCAACGTCCAGCATTTCAGCAACAGATTCAGCGCCTTCATTGAACGAAGTGCCCACCTCAGCCAGTTTCTTGGCAGCAGCTTCGCGATCAGCGTCGGTTACCACGTACGAACCACCTTCAGTGGCGTACTGACCGATTGCCTTCAGCTCAGCCATCATCGACAGCTTATCGGTGTCTGCCTGACGGGCAGTTTCACGGATAGCGGTCAGTTGCTGCGCAATACCGCCGCGCTTCTTCTCAGCACGCTGAATCATCTTCTCGCGCAACTTTGGCTGGATGCGAGCGGCCAGATCCGGGTTCTGCATCGCTTTAGCGACACCAGCCAGCACTTCATCCAACATGTTGGACATGGCCGTCGGCGACGAATAGTTCAGCAGGGTTTCGAAGGTAGCCTTGTTCAGTTCTTGACCCACTTTCGCCACATTGTTCAGATCGACACCCAAGGCGTCGTGAACGTTGAGCGCTTCCATTTCACCGTAGACTGCCGAGGCAATCGCGGAGTCGGAAGAGTGAATCGAGGTAATGAACGGCATTACGCCCGGGTCGATATCCTCAGTACGCGAAGACGACACACGCGACGAACCGATGCCTTGAAGTTGCCCGTCCGGTGCGATGGTATTCACCAGATCACCGAAAGCGACTTCTTGTTCGTAAGGCAGCGAGGAATCCAGCTTACGCTGCGACTTCGCCATGTACATACCCGCTTCACGCTGACCTGCCGCCTGAGACATGGCAGTTTGCAGGATCGGCGCCATATCACCCATCAGTGCATCGACTTGGGTCAATTGCTCTTTGGTCAGGGTACGAATCGCTTCACCAGCATTGTTGCGGGCCACATCCGCGCTGGAACCTTCAACGAATTCGGTGACGCCTTCGCGTACCGCGTTGTACAGGTCAAACGACAGTTGTGCGGTCTGGTTGATCACGTTACGGCGAGCAATGAAGGTCGCGTAGTTATCCGCCAGGGCATCTTCAGTTGGCTTACCCAACAGCTCATAGAACGACTTCTTCAGCGCAGTTTTCTGCTGTTCGGTCAGCTTGGTTTCCAATGCCTGCTCGTAGCCGGCGTTTACCGGCAGTGCAGCCTTTGGTAGACGCATCAGGGTATTGACCGCGGAGAACAGTGCAGTAATTGCCGCATTGTCACGGTTCGCAGCAGCATCTTCGATACGGCTGTAAATCGCTTCAACGAAACCATCAGCCATACCTTCTACCGCTGTTTTCGGGTTGGACCCGAACATCAGTGCAGTCAGAGGCTTCTTGATGATGTTGCGACCCTTGGAGGTCACGTTACCCTCGGCAGTTTGCAACTGGCCGGTGATTACCTGCATGGCTTGCAGCATGTTGACGTTGCGGCCTTGCAGACGGTTCAACGCACCGGCAATGTTCGACTCATACAGGTCGAGGTTGCCATCGACCGCGTGGAAGTCATTGAACTGCGAGTACGGGCTTTCCAGCTCGAAGAACCCACCTTGGTTCATGGTTTCGAAGCCTTTGGCGCCCAGCATCAGCAGGGACAGCATTGGCCCGTTGGTGACACCGTCAACCTCACCCATCATGCTCGTTTCGAACGAAGGCTTGCCGTCCTGCTCAGCAATACGCTGTTCAGCCAGGGCAACCAGTGCATCGAACGAATGGAAGTTCTCACCACCGGCTTTTACCGCAGCAACGATAGCTTCTTCGTTGGTAGTGCCGACATCGCGCAGCACGTCGACCAACGCATCAATACCCGCCTGAATTGCAGGATTCGACACGACAGCGTCGTAACCGGCCAGCACAACAGGGGTATTGGTCGCTTCAGTCTTCTTGCCGAACGCTTCCAGCACACGCAGCTTGAAGTTGTTCATCGACGCAGCATCAGCCAGCTCGACGGACGCATTCCAACCTTGCATGGCCAGCATGTGACGGTGGATCTTCGAAGTCTGTGGATTCACCACGTTGGCGGTCAAACCAACACGCTGAGGCTTCCAGACCGAACGGCCGAAGTACAGCGGCTGTTCCAGACCTTCAGTGCTCGAATCAGCAGCCATGGCCTTGATAAAGGTGTCGAAGTTTTCGACTTGCTGAATCAGCCCATCGTTCTTCGCTTGGCGGGAAGCCAGATTCTCGACGTGAGTCGGAGCATCGGACGTGCTCACCACACCACCCATTGCATACAGCGCCTGCTTGCTCAGTCGGCCCCAGACATGCCACATGTTCTGACGAACAACGTGAGCTTTGGCGCCTTCCTTATTCTGTGTCTCGGCCAGCCCTTTCGGGACGGCTTGACCAGTGCGCTTGGCGAATGCCTGGTCGAACTTCACCGGGGTGTAGCTCGGTTCAACACCGGCCGCTTCAACCGACATCAGTTTGGCAACCACCGACTGCGAGCCGACGTTGCGTTCACGGATACGTTTGACGATAGGAGCTGGCTCGCGCTTGCCATTCACTTCAACCGATTTTACGCGGACGAAGACATGGTTTTTGCGGGGGTCGCCTTGCTCACCAGAATTCATTAATGCCTGAAGTTTCACGTCTGGCAGTTGGATACGCTCAACGATGTTCAGCTTCACCATGGCGGCGATAGCCCGGGCACCGATAGAGGCTTCCAGCTTGCTCAGCTCGGCATTGGTACCTTGCTGGTTTGGTCGCAGACCCATCGCTTGAACGATACGTCCGCCGAGTTGCGAGGCAACCACGGCTTCACGCGTACCGATCAGCGACAGTTCTTTGTAGGCAGCAGACGAGATCTCAGAATCGAGTTCTTTCAACAGAATAGCGTTGATACCCTCGTCAGAATTACGCAGTTGAGTTGCGTTTTCGTTGGCCCAGGAGAACATGCCGTACGAGACGGCAGTCGCCAAGTTCTCATCAATTTGCCCATCCGCGTTCTGAAGGAACTGCGCCATATCCCGATAGAAGAAGTCCGGGCGTTTGGCACGAGTTTCAGTCACCTTAAACTGGTCGCGGATCGCTTGCGCAGAGTATTGCGCGAAGTTAAAGAAAGCGTTCAGGGCTTGGGTTTGCGGGCCAGTCAGGTCACCTTCTTGATCAATGAAGTCCTTGGCCTGCACTTCGCCGGCTTGTACGGCCGAAGCGAAGTCTTTGACAGCTACCAGCGGGCGAACGCTTGCATCAGTCTCATTGCCGGCCTGTTGTTCAAACAGCTCGGAAACCAGATTGATAGAACGGTAGTTGTCGGCAGTTACCGCCGCACCAGTTCGCTCGCCGATTGTGGTGAGTTGGCCGGCATTCGCCTGCGCCTTATCGGTCACGCTCGGGACATCTTCTGGGGTAATCGCAGCTTCGTCAGGTGCAGTGGACGCAAGTGTTTCGTCTGCTACCGGAGCTACCGATGCAGGTTCAACAGCAGGCGTGGCCGCAGCTTCAGGAGTTGCCGGGGTAACGTCACCCTGTACCTCAGCCGTCGGTTGCACAACCGGCGCCGAAACAGGAGTGGGAGCAGCATTTACCAGAGCTTCGAATGCAGCAGCAGTCTTGGTCAAAACGTCAGCTTCCGCAGCCACACCGTCGCGCAGCTTGAAAGAACGTGCCGAGACTTCCACACCACCGGCTTTCTTCAGGGCTTTGCCCTTCAGATCAGTCGGACCCCATTCACCTTGCTGATTCCGCACGAGATTGATCGAATTGTCTGTGCCCTTCACTTGCTCGAAGGCAGCGGTGATGGCGTTCAGTTTCGACTCTCGGCTGGCTGCGAATGCGCGGATGCCATCGACTTGCGAGCGGGCTGCACCTTCGTTGCCATTGGCCAGGGCCATACGGATTGCATTGCGATATTGCGAGATACCTTTGAAACCGTCGCCACCAGTGGCAATGTCCGAACGTACGCCAGTAAGGCCTTTCAGGGCGTTGGTTGCCACCTGAGCCTCGCTGAAAAGGCGCATGGCGATACGTTGCGGCTCAGACAGGGCTTCACTCTGTGCAAGAGCATCAGCGACCTGGGTGTCCACGGAATCAGGGTTGGTCATGGTCAGGGTCAACAGACGGTCAGCCGCCTGTACATCACCTGCCTGTGCTTCAGTAGCGATGCTTTCGACTTCAGCCGGCTCAGGGCTGGCGTCTACGCGCATGCGCTCGGCTGCTTTATGAATGCCACCCAACTGGGTTTCCAGTTGAGCAAGGCGAGCCTCATCAGCTTTCCGTTGTTCTGGGGTGTAGCTCGACACAGCCTCATGGATCTCACGCATCTCGGCGATTTGGGCTTGGTCTGCACCAGCGGCCTCAAGCTGAGAAACGATCGAACCGATCCGGGCCACAGCTTCCGGGGAAGTGTTTTCCAGACGGGCTTGCAGAGCCGACACATCAGCCGTCACATCTTGCTGAATTTGGTCAACTTGAGCGAGGTTTGCCTCGACATCAGCGCCTTCTGCCAGATTCATCTGGTGCAGTGCTTCAACAGCACGAACCGGATTATAAGTGGCGGATTCTGCATCGGTCAGGGGCGAAACATCACCGGATTCAACAGCAGCGGTAAAAGCTTCAGCGGATGCAGCACGTGTGCCAGCATCTTCTGTTGGAGCACCGGCTTTCGCCAGTTCTACAGCACCTTGGAAATTACCGCCGACAAGCGCACCAATAGTGGCGCCTTCGACGATCTCTTCCAAAGATGGGTCTTCCAGCTTGGCCCGCGCTTCCGCGTAGGTCTGATAGCCTTCAGTAACACCTTCACGGGTCATTGCACCGCCGATACCCGCAGCCGAGGCCATTGCCTTGGAGGCGGAACCGGTACCGGCGTTACGGAAACCACGAAGCATGGTTGCATCACCGACTTGCTCAGCCAGTGCCGCAGATGCCGCGAACAGACCCATTTCCGCACGCTGATCAGCGTTTGGCAGTTGGCCTTCGTTCTTGTCGAAGAACTCGCGCACACCTTCACGGTAAGCGTCGAAACCGTAACCGGCGTTCGAGGCCACCATAGAAGGGGCACTGTAGGCCGCAGCCAGCAGTTGTGGAATGTTCTCTACCACGTACTCAGTCGTGGCCAGGGGATTGGATGCACCGGCTGCGAGCGCATTGCCCACAGTCGAAGCCAAACCAGTCACACCAGTGACCGCAGCGTCGAGATACTTGCCGTCTTCGAATTCATCGGAGGCACGGCGCAGATCTGCAACACCACCGGCAGTTTCTTCCCGGATATCGCGACTGAGGCGATCACGCTCCGTGGTGTCCACGATGCTGGAGATATCGAAGAAATCGTCGATGTTCTGACCGACTTCTTGCAAACCTTGGGTGCCTTGCAGGCGTTCCAGATACGTTTGCGGCACACCGTCTTCAAACGGTGCAGTTTGATTCAACAATGCACGGTCAGCATCAGATGCTTGACCAGTTTGCACACGGTTGAATGCCTGGACCTGTTCTTCAGGTACAGAGCCTTGGGCCAAACCAGAGATCAAATCGACTGGAAGGGTTGCGAGGTTACCAACCAAGCGGCTGGCACCGGACGCAAGGGAAGCGGCGAGGTTAACGCCCATTCCAATGGTGTCGTCGTAGTCGTAACCCATCTTGTCGATAAGAGACTGCTTCTTGTCTTCAGAAGCTGCCGCTACCTGTTCTGCTTTCGCAGCGGTATCAAAAAGGGGGCGAAAGCCCCCTGTCTGTGCGGCAGGCAGGCCGGCAGGGAACAGTTGGTCGAAACCGTTGTTCTCGTTGCCGTTTGCCATATTTGTATCCCCTTATCAGTAAGTAGAATCCTCGTCTGCGTCAGGCAGGAGGTTTGGGCCACGCTCCGACGAGTTGACCGGTGCTTTTCCTGCCAACTCAGCGAGTGCCTGCACAATACCAGAAGTATCGAGCGTAG